AGAGAGGATGGTATATGGCATATAAGAGAGCACTGGAAAATATGATTAAGACTATCAGAAGGTATGATGAGTCTATTAGTGATAGGATATTGTGGGCTATACGACAAGTACCACGACATAAATTTGTTAAGGATATTGATTCATATGCAGATAGTCCTTTACAAATAGGTTTTGGACAAACTATTTCACAACCTTTTATTGTGGCCTATATGACTAATAAACTTAATATAAATCCTTTAGATAAAGTTTTAGAAATAGGTACAGGTTCAGGTTATCAAGCCGCTGTATTAGCAGAAATGGCTAACGAAATTTATTCGGTAGAAAGAATTTTTAAACTATCACAAAGAACACAAAAAATATTAGAAAAATTAGGTTATGGACATATACAATTAAAAGTTGGTGATGGCTATAAAGGTTGGGAAGAGAAAGGTCCTTTTGATAAAATTATTGTTACAGCGATGTCAAATGAGATTCCACCATTGTTAGTTGACCAATTAAAAGTGGGTGGTAAAATGATTATACCTCATAAAGATAAATTAGAATTAATTACAAAAACAAAAACATCTTACGATACTGAATCATTAATTGGAGTAGTTTTTGTGCCATTAGTAAAAGGATAAATAGACAAATGACTGTAGTTTTTAAATCACCTGATAGTAAATGGCAATTAACTATTAGAAATTCTGATGGTATGCCAGAAAAATGGTTTGAACCAGTATGGACAAAAATAGAGTTAAAATATACAACAAAAGAAATAATAGAATCTATGAAAAAGATATGTCCAGAGGCTTGGAATAAAAAAATATGAGTGATAAAGTATTTTGTATAGGTAATGCTAAAAGTCGGGACGATATAGATTTATCGGTCTTAAAACCACATGGTAGAGTTTATGGTTGTAATGCCATTTATAGAGACCATTTGGATGAGATTGATGTATTGACCGCAGTAGACCATGGTATTATACACGAAATATATCACGCTGGTATAGCTCAAAAGATACCTTGTTATTTTAGAAATTGGACTAAAGTTCCTGTGTTTCATTATGAACACGTGGTTAAAGGAATAATTACAGACCAGCAAATGGACGAAATGAAAGACCTTGATGTCATTAATGAAAATGAACGAGGTGATTCACAGGAATTTGTTATACACGGTTCAACACTTTCAGGTATGGTTGATATTATTAAAAGAGCAAAAAGAGAAACGCCTAATGCTACACCTGATATTATTAAAACAAAAATACATCAAAATCAAGTACAAGTATCTTGGATAAAAGAACCTGACCAATCTCATTGTGTTAAGGAGGTGTTTCCTGAATATAAAGACCATGGTTGGGCTTGTGGTGCAACCGCAGGTTATGTTGCGTGTGCTTTAGAGAAACCAAAAGAAGCCTATTTAATAGGGCACGACTTAAAATCTGATACAGGTAAATTGAATAATCTATATGGAGGTACAAAACACTACTGTCCAGTTGAAAGTGAGGCAACACCAGAAGTCAATTGGATAGACCAATGGCACACATTGATGGATTGGAACCCTAAAATCAAGTTTTTTAAAGTAAATAGTGGTATGAATACAGTACCTACAAACACCCCTATACCTCAATGGCAGAAGTACGTAGATAGCGGTCAGTTGCAGTATATCACACAAACACAGCTGCTTGACAAGTTAGTCTAATTGTATTATAATGAGTATTATGATTAGAGTATTAAATTATTTAATAAATGTTTTAACTAGATTACGAGATAAGTTAAAGGGTGACTCAGGAGATACTTCACAACGAAAGTGGCTTAAAGGATATAGCAAGTGGAAAGACTTTTATAAATAATAATAATACTTACAATATAAGAAAGAAATAATACGTACAAATAATACTTACAAAGGAGATACATACAAATGATAAGTGCATTAGAAACGTTAAAAAAGTCAAAGTCCAATTTTGACGCTCTAACAAAACAGTTAGAGAAAACAATAGATAAAACTGATAACAAGAAATCATACCAAGATGATAGATTCTGGAAACCAGAATTAGATAAATCTGGTAACGGATATGCTGTCTTCAGATTCTTGCCAGCAATTGAAGGTGAAGATATGCCTTGGCAAAGAGTTTGGAACCACGCATTTCAAGGACCAGGTGGTCAATGGTATATTGAAAACAGTTTGACTACATTAAGCAAGAAAGATCCTGTATCTGAGGAAAACACTAGATTGTGGAACACAGGTATAGAGTCAGATAAAGATATTGCTAGAAAAAGAAAAAGAAAACTTTCCTACTTTTCTAACATATATTTAATATCAGATCCAAGACATCCAGAAAATGAAGGCAAAGTCTTCTTATACAAATTTGGTAAAAAGATATTTGATAAGATTACTGAAGCGATGAATCCGCAATTTGAAGATGAGAAGGCGTGTAACCCATTTGATTTTTGGGAAGGCGCTAATTTCAAATTAAAGATTCGTAAAGTTGATGGTTTTTGGAACTATGATAAATCTGAATTTGAGCCAATCAGTAAATTAAAATCTACTGATAAAGAGATTGACACGGTGTGGAAATCTCAACACGCTCTAAAACCCTTCAACGATCCAAGTAATTTTAAACCTTATGATGAACTCAAAGAGAAACTGAATAAGGTACTTACTGGAACAAGAAGCACGGAATCAGTTGCTGATATTGACCTCCCACCAGTTGCGAAAGCAACACCAAAGTCTAACGGTGATGGTTCTGTGGAGAAAGCAAAATCCTCTAGCGATAGTGATGAATCATTATCGTATTTTAGTAAATTAGCTGAAGAGGATTAATCTATCTCTCTCTTTCTCAAATGGGAGGCCGAAAGGCCTCCCAAACTATAACACCTAATAAGTGTTATCAATAATAATAAGGAGGCAGAAATGTCAACAAATAAAAATGTGGTTAGTGTTCATACCATAAATAAATTCACAAATGAACATTTAGAAACTTCAAAACAATTAATTAATAAAACACATAGACCAGACCTATATGGTAATAATATACTATATGGTAAAGATGGTGGCAGGCATTTAGTAGATATAACAGATATTAAATGGTTAGGCACTATTAGAAATACACAAAAATATAGAGCTTCTGGTGGTAATAGTAAGTACAAAGAAGTTAAAAATAGTATAACTGATTTTGGTTTTAAATTAAAAAATGAACCAATTGCATTAAGAAGAATGGTGGATGGGTTACACCCACTTACAGGCCATACTAGAAAAGATATATTAGAAGATTTAGGATTTACAAATGTTGTTGCTCAAGTGTATGAAAATATGACAGATGAGCAGGCAAGTAAATTTGGTTTAATATTAAATAGACCAGATGATCCAAGAGGTTCGGTATCTATTGAAGATATTAGAAATGAATCTGAAAGAGCAATAGCAAATAAATGGATTAAACCAGATTTGAATAGTATATTAGAAAGAGTAAATGAAATATGTGGTGATTCTGTATTTACAGATAATAAAAGAAGTTTAATAGCAACAATGGTTTATAATAATTGGAACAATAAGAAACCAGGTGCAAAAAGGATAGTTGCTTGGACAGATGATGGAGTTATATCAACGTGGATGAATAATAATAACTATGTTGACACACCACACCTAATGTATATGACAACCTCATTTTCTCAGGTTAGTAAAGCAATTTTTAGAGCAGCAAAACTGTTTGTAGAAAATCCAGGTAAACAAATAAGAGTAATTGTTCATACTGGTATTTTGGATGCTTTTGATTTAGTAAAATGTTATGACGAAAGAGTGGATGAATTTAAGTTATTATGGAATAGTAAAATAAAAGATTTACAAATTGCTATATTCAAAACTAAGCCAGATAGTGCTCAAGTAGTTTTATCTGATAATATAGTTTTATATGGTCATCTACCATCACTAGAGTCTGAACACCCATTAGACAAAATGTTAAAGTATAAAAAAACTTCTAAAATAATTTCTAATGGCAAAGAAATTTAAAAAACTACCCAACATTGACCGAAAAGCATATACAGGTATTTTTAAGCCTGTAAATAAAGCAAAATATAAAGGTAGAGTTAATAATGTTGTTTATAGGTCAAGTTGGGAAAAGAAGTTTATGCTTTATTGCGATAGGACTCCTGGTGTAGTAGAGTGGGGTAGTGAGGAGATAGTTATACCATACCGTTCAGTAGGAGGTAATATTATTAGAAGATATTTCCCTGATTTTTATATGAAAACAAAACAAAAAGATGGCACATTTCAAAAATTTATTGTAGAAATTAAACCTAAATATCAAACTAAAAAACCTAAACTTCTTAAACGCAAAACATCAAAATATTATAAACAATTACATACATATCTTAAAAATGAGAGTAAGTGGAAAACAGCACAAGCGTGGTGTAGAAAACACGGTATGAAATTTGTTATATTAACAGAAGACCATCTTAAAACATTTTAGAAAGACATATAAATATACTATATGGCAAGTGTATTTGATAGAATTAAGCCTGACACGGTTAAGTCAGCAAATTGGTATAGAAACCAAGTCAGAAATATAGCAGGTGGAACTACTGCTAGAGAGTTAATGAGAGCAGGCAAATTACTGGGAAGACCTAGCATAGGGCGTTTAAACTTGTTTGGATATAATCCTAAATTGAGAAGAACGTTACCTTTTTATGATGTATTCCCATTAGTGTTGCCATTAGAACCAACACCAGGTGGATTTATGGGTATGAATTTTCACTATCTACCACCATTATTGAGATTTAGATTATTAGAGAAAATGCAGTTGTTTGCTTCTGATAAAAAATTTGATAGTAAAGATAAATTTACAGTTAATTATGATGATGTAAAAAGAATTAGAATAGTTAAACCCACAATTAAAAAATATCTATGGGAGTATGTGCAAACCTCTTTTTTAAGAATAAATATGGATGAGGCACCGATTGCGATTTATTTACCAGTACAAAGATTTAAAAAGGCTTCGGATCAAACTGTATATGCAGATAGTAGGAGATACATTTAATGGCAATAATTAGACAACGATTACCAATTCCAGGACCATTTGATATAAGAATAGGTTTACCTAGAGGTGAACATTGGGATCCAAAAGATATTAAAAAGAAATTGTCTGATAAGGCAAACCGTGAAACTACTATAAACAGATTTAGGTCAATGGTTTCAGGTGCTGAAGGTTTATATAGACCTGCTAAGTTTATGGTTGTATTAGAGTTCCCTAGTGCTATGAGAACCAATGAACATTGGATGGGAGAGGAATTTACTGAATATACAACTGATTTGACATTTATGAATGATGTAAGAAGTGGTATTAAAGATAGATTATATTTTTTCTGCTCATCTGCTCAATTACCTGAACGAACAATACAGGATACTTCCGCAAATCAATTTTATGGACCAGAAAGGATGATAGCAAGAGGTCAGGAGTTTTCAACAATGACTTTAAATTTTATGCTTGATTCTGAATTATCTGAAAGAGTTATATTTGAATCTTGGCAAAATGCAATTATTAACCAAAGAACATATAACGCTAATTTTTATGATGAGTATGTGGGAAGAGTGTTTATATTTCCACTACACGAAAATAGAAATGAAGCCTCAAATGCAAAACCTAAAGGTATTGAGGATTCTGATATATATGGTCCACTTGCTAGATTGACTCTATCAGGATATTATGTAGAATTAATAGAAGCATATCCTAAAACAATAGGTTCAGTAGAGTTGGGTTATAGTAAAGCAAATGAAATAGCAAATCAACCAATAACTTTTAATTATAGATACTGGAGAAGTAATGCTACTTTACACGACCACGAAAAAGGAATTGCTGCAGGTGATATTGATGGAACAGGTGTAGTTAAGGAAGGCAAATTAATGGGAGGTTTTTTAGGCAGTATTTTATCTAAACTACCACCAGAAATTAGAAGAGCAGGACGTGATGTCTTGCAAGCAGTAAAAAGAAAATTCCCTACTGGAAGAATATTTGGAGGAAAAGTATTTCCACCGTTCTTCTAATAGTTGAATAGATAAATGAAGGAGTGAAAAAAGTATGGCTTTACCAATAAATGAAGTCCCACGTTATACTTGTAAGTTACCTTCAACAAATGAGGTTATAAAATACCGACCCTTTTTAGTAAAAGAGGAAAAAGTTTTGTTGATGGCAATAGAGAGTAATGATGAAAATGAAATCTCACAAGCTGTTATTAATACAGTACAAAGTTGTGTAGAAAATGATGTTGATGTTTCAAAATTGCCTATATTTGATTTTGAGTATTTGTATTTACGAATACGAGCAAAATCTGTAGGTGAAGTTGTGAAATTAAA